TCAGCCTTGTCCTGTGCGGCTAGAGCGTTTGCTCTCCGCGTCTGTGCTCCCTTTCTTCCGGCAGCGCGTCGTTGTGCTTTGGTTTGCTTCGCCATGGGTTAGTTACCTTTTCCTTGAGCCCACGCTTTCGCGTCTGCTGCGTTGGTTGGGTCAAGTCCAAAGACCTCCATCTGTTGCTGGTCCGTCTTCGTCAACCTGATTCGGCCTCGTCTCCGTGAATTCTTGGAGGCGTTCCGAGTGCCCGCTTTTTGAGTACCACCTACCGCGCTGCGCTTCTTTCTTACAACCTTCTTTTTTCCGCGCTTCTTGGTAATCTTGGCACCTCTGATGATCTTCGGAAACTGAGGCTTCATGATGCGTTCGATCTCATCATAGTATTCCTCAGTGTTCTTGTCGAAGTGCCGTGCTGCAACAGCCTTATCGGTGAGCAGCAATACGTTCCTGAACGTAGCGTTCGTGTGGAACTCGGGGTACTTCGCAAGAAACTTACGGCCTGCCTCCGGAGTGTTCGTGGAGGTCTGGTCGTCCGCATCATCGTCGATGGAGTCTTCAGCTTGCTTGAGGCCGATTTCCTTGGCTTTTATGTCGGCTTTTATATCGAGGATTTCATCGTCGATATCGACAACTTGCGCTGTCTCACCTTCATCCATTGCCTTGGTCTTCTTCCGCTTCAGAGACTTAAGTTTCGTATCTGCTTCCTGCTTCTCTGTCCTGAACTCGTCTTTCGCATCTCTCAGCTTGGACGCTCGTTCCAGTTTGGCTATCCGCCGATCCGATTCCTGTTTCTCCTGCAGGCGTAGATTTCGTTCTCGGTCGATGCGTCTTTGGACCCGTTTCGAGTATTTCTCGTCGTCGTCGTCATCTTCATCGTCGTCGTCGTCATCATCCGAATCGTCATCGTCATCGTCGTCTTCATCGTCGTCCATTTCATCAAGTTCTGAATCATCGTCCGCATCGTCGTCGTCGTCGTCAACTTTACCGTCGTCGTCGTCGTCCTTGTCGTCTTCGCCCCCCTCATCATCATCTTCTGGCGGTACCCAATCTTCTTCATTGAGTGCGGCTTCGATAATGGGGTTGGCGTCGTCTGACAAGTCCAACTCTAGGTCAGGCATGTCGTCCGGGTTACCGTGCAAGTCTTCAAAATCAGACTCTACTACGTAGCGTTTTTCTTTCTTACCCATGTTTTCCTCCGGCTGCAAGGCCGTGCCACTCGCCCGAATCGGGGGAGTAAACGCATCATACGTTATCTTGTTGTTTTTTTTCAACCCAAATATCGGGTTGAAGTCCATGAAAAAAACTACTAGGCATCCACCCACGCGTAGTAGTCGTCCAAACTATCAATCAGGGCATGGATGTCCGTATCGTTAACGAGTCTCAGTTCGGGCGAGTCACCGGTTGGGTGAATGTGCTGACCGGAATACGGGGAGAATATAACGAAGTCCCCGATCTGAGGTCGCACAGTCCACTTGGACATATCAAGACCGCCTTGGGTTCTGGTCATGAAAGCGGCCTCACCAATGGCAACCAGAGTGCCCATGTAGGCAAGGTGATCCTGAGCATCCGCAGTAGCGCTGACATCAATTCCGCCCTCGGTCTCCGTCTTGGCCTTCTTGGGCTCGATAATGACCTTCCAGCCAATAGGTATAGGTACCTTGTTACTCATCTTCCAGCTCTCCCAGTTCTTCGCCGACCATCTCCTCGGCTTGGTAGAATTCTTCGAATATCTCAGGCAGGGTGATATTCAGGAGGCGCTTGGCTTCCTTGTACCGTCCGACCATTGCTTGATACTCGTGCAGGGGGACGCCCTCGGCAATCCCATCTTTGAGAACGTCGATTCGGTCCTGTGCAATCTGGCGTAGTTTGTCGTGTAACCAAGATACCCCGGTCACGACCTCGATAGTGCCGCCCATTTGTGCCTCCTTACTTCTCGGCTTGTCGCCGAATGTTTTCCCTTCGCTCTTGTGACTGACTCTGTCCGCCACCGCGCAATTGCATAATATACCGCAAAAGCTCTCGGAATCCCCTGTTCAGTTCCTTCGCTGCGTTGGCAAATTTTCTCGGTGGAATCTCCTTTGTGGAGACTCCCTTACTGCGGAGAAATGCTCTGGCCTTCCTGACCTCTGGCGGCGTTGCGGCTGCCATTACTCATCCTTCAGGGCAGCTGCTCTGCTGGCGCTATCCAGTACGTTGTCGGCAAGCTTCTTCTTGCGGTCTTCCTCGGCCGCTGCCGCCTTCTCCCTGCGGGTCTGGGTAGCCGTCTTGTCCTTGTTGTCAAGGTCCTGACGGGTCTGAGCGTCGGACTTCTGCATGTTCTGACCGGCCTGAGCCTCGGAGATTTGCATATCCTGCTCGTGCTCCTCTTGCTTCTGGGACATCTTCTGCTTGTGAATCTCGTCCAGATGCTGCATCTTCTGCTCGTGCTGAGCCTGTGCCTGTTCCTCGTCGGATGGCTCAGGGCCCTGCGGAGGTGGTGGAGGTGCGATGTTGGCCGCGATAGCGCGGGCGACCGCGTTGTCGATGTCCAGCGGCACGTCCTCGTCCTCGCCTTGGAAGTCGGTGTCTGGCAGCTCCGTGCCCAACTCCTGCTCTATCCGCAAGCGGTATGCATGCGCGTGATGCTCCGCGAGGTGAGATTGCATATTGAGGAATGCGGCCTGCATGACCTGCTCGTCAAGACCCATGCCTTGGGCTTCCTGAATGAACAGCTCGTGAGCGGCTATGTGAGATGCGTGGTCCTGCTCAGGGAATGCGGAGACCGCAGCGCCTGTCAGGATCGCTTGGTTTTCGGTTACGGGGTCGAGACGCTTGGGAGAGTCGTCAGGTATCCAGCTTTCAGGGTCCGGAATCCGAAGTGCTTTAAGCATAGCCATGTGGGCGATCTTTTTCTGCTCGAGGCCGTAAACTTCGGGGTCAGACTGGACAAGCTCGAGTCCAGCCTGAGCTTGCGCAACTCGCTGTACGTTAGAGTAGATGTTGGGGTCGGACACTGGGATGACATCGACGCGCCCGTCAAAGTCCGAGCGCATAACCGTTCGATCTCCGCCTGTAACGTCATAGGGATACTCCTCATCCATGTGCTCATAATTGAGTTGTGCAATGAGCTTAAACTCGAACCGGGCGGATTTGTGCATCCGCTTATGGATTCCGGAGTAGACCTTCGAACCTTGCTCAATGAGAGCGAGTGTTGTACCGACTGGACCTTTGTTGTCTCCGCCACCTGTCATAGCCTCCGTGGTTGAGCTGAACGATTGAATGCCATTAACCAGCAGTTCCAGCGTGTGGAACAGGGCCGGTGATGGCTCCTTGAACGGTGGTGAGTAGAAGGACTTGGCGAGGTCCTCCGCGGTCATGTCTACGTCTTTCCAGACACCCGGGGTGAACACGAACTCGCCTGCGATCTTCGACTCTTTCGACTTGAAGCCACCTTGGAGCGATGCCGTAGCTGAGCCATCCAGTAGGGCGCGTAGGGCACCACTGGCAGCCTTGCCCAGTGATCCGATAATGTGGAGGTATCCCCATCCGTAGAATCCGAGTCCGGGGAGGAATTTGTAGTGGATAAAATGAACACGTTTTTGTCGCTTGGGGTCATCTTCTTTCCAGAGACGTCGAATGGCGAGAATGTCGCCGGAGTCTTTCTCAATGGTGATTACGTACGGCAGGGCGACCTGAAAGTCCTCCTCGCCGTCCGGAACGTCAAAGTCCTCGAAGATCATCTCCGCGTGGACTTCGTACATCTGGTAGATGACATCTTCTTCGGCGCGGTGTGGCTCTCGGTTGTCCGATATGTCAGCTATCTCGTTCTGGTTCTCGTCCGACATGCCGAGGCCCTGAATGTCAAGGGATGGGGCGTCAATGAACTCGCCGCTGTCGATGCGGGCGTTAATCTCGTTGCCGGTGAGCTTGTATTTGTGGGTGTATCGAGGGCAGGTCTTGAGCGACGTGGCATCGTACGGAACGATGAAGTCTTCACAGGATACGAACCGGGACTCCGTAGCTCCGACCGTCTGCGCGTATGCCACCTTTTTGAACGCTGAGCCAGCGTACGGCAGGTACATGGTCATCATGTCGGTGCTGTCGAAGTACTCCTCGTCTTCCTCGGTGAGCTGGTAATTCATGAAGTCCTCAACGCGGACAGCCTGATCTTCCAGTTCGGGGTTCGACCGGCCGAGTACCTTTGTCTTGACCGGGCCCTCAGCGGGGAACAGTTCTTCCATGGCGTTGGCTTGGAAGCGAACCATGGCCTCAGCAAGGGCCGGGTGGTTGACCGTAGCGCCGCCGTCAAACGCGCTGGCGTCCGTTGGGATGTCCGCAACACCGATGATCTCAAGACCATCGATCAGTCGCTGCTTCCATTCCTTTCGGGATTCCTCGTCGTCCTCGACGTAGGTAACCAAGTCCGTGCCGATCTTGATGCGCTCATTCTCGCCCATCAGGGACGCGAGGTTCTCGTCGTGATCGCCGGTTTCTACTTCTGTTCTGGAACCACCTTCCAGATCGACGACGATGTCATCGCCGTCCTGAGACACGACAGCGCCATCGACGTCTGTGGTCTCCATTTCGTCTGCCTCGATTTCTCCGAGGTACTCTTGATTACGCTTGCCCATTAGTGGCTCCGATAACTACGGTTGTTTTTTGGTGTGTTGTTCAAATGCCCGAACGCTCGGTTTGTCTCGTACATCACCTTCAGGCGCTCGATGGGTCCACTCAGGACGTCACCATCGGCGCAATTGATATAGAAGCACGAATCCTCGCCCTCGTCATTGATAGCGGCGATGGCCAAACCCTGCATCTTACCTGAAAGCATCATCTGGACGAGGAAGTCGATACTCCTCGCCATATGGAGTTCCCCACTCGTTGGCTCACGCTCGTCTTCTGGCATCTTCACCATTACATTCATTCACAGGATACTACCTGATTTTCAGCCATAAATCCCTCGTTCTCGCCTCGGCTTGAACAGATTCATTTCCCCCTCGTCTTCGTCGAAATAATCAATTGACCCGATCCGACGCAGGTAAGCGAGCAGCATAACCACGGTGTCCGTGTAGTCATCGTTAGTGGCCACGGGGAACTTGGCGCATTCCTCGATGACGTCCGCCCCCTCAAGATGACCCGGTACCCAGAACACACAGCCCTGCTCCAGAGGCGCTGATGACAGGTGGGCCCGCAGAATTTTATCCTTGCCTTTGGGGTCGACTCCCTTGACCGGTACGCCTGACTTGCGCAACTCCTGAATCAATGAGTGTCCGGAGGCTTTCTTCTCGATCAGGACCAAGTCCGGATGCCAGTCGTCGTACGACTTCATGGCATTGCGGCGCAGGTCGGGGAACGGTATCTTGTCCCTCCAAGCGTCCAGCAGAATGGCGCAGCGCTTGTCCTCTCCAACCTGTATAACCCCGGTCGCTGGGTGCATGACCTCTGGCGTGTACACGAACACACCCCACGTCGTTCTGGCGGAGAAATCATTCTCCTCCTTCTCCTCGAACGCGGTGTCGTAAATCTGCAGGATCAATTCGCACTCGGGCATGGGCCGCCTCTTGTGCGAGTCAGGGTGCCACTCCGGATACTCCCACGGAATCCACCAAGACCGTTTCAGGATCAGGCCATCATCGGCCGCTGGGTCCTGCTGGTACTGGGAGTTGTAATCTCGTAGTGACATTCCGATAGGGGGTTTAAGAGCGATGGTCGCCTCAACACCAAGTCGACCCGGGTTCAGCAGCTCGCCTTCTTCTTCCCTTGGGTCCTCAAAGAGCACCTTTGGTTCGTACTTCTTGTTCTTTACGCCCTTCTTTATTTCCTTTGGCAAAGAGAGCCGGCAGCGGGTGGACTTTCGAAACTCGTTCGGCATGACGAGGTGGACCCACTTGCCGTCCTCCTCGACAGTGCAGCGACCTTCCTTCGCGATGACGTGACCGATAACATCGGACTCATGCACGCGCTGGCCGACGTGTACGACCGCACCCGTGTTCTGGTTGTTCAGGCGGGACCTCATGGCGTTGTCGTACCACTCAATGATGCCCTCACGCTTGACGTCGGAATATGCCTCGCGAGCGTTATGCGAGTCATCGAGCAGGATGATATCTCCGCCCTCACCGGTTGTTCTGCCGCCCGATGAAATGGCGATACGGTGACCGCCGGACGTGTTTGAATATCGTGATTTCTGGTTCTCGTCCGTGCGGAACTTGAAGCTGGAGCCGTACCTGTCCTGATACCAGTTGGACTCGATGAGTCTACGGGTCTTCAGGGCGTCACGAGTGGACAGGCCCAAGTCATAGGACGAGGTGAGGAACTGGGTGGTTGGTCGGTCGATCCACTCCCACGCCGGCCACGCCACTGAACAACTCAGGGACTTGGTCATGCGGGGTGGCATGGATACAATGAGGCGCAGAATGTCGCCGGAGCTGACATACTGTAGGAACTCGCACAGCGCTTCCAGATGCCAAGTCTCGCAGAACTCGGCCGGGTCCATCATGGGCCACGCGTCTACGAAAAACTTGAACAGGCTGCGCCGCGCCAGCTCTCCCTGAATCTGAGTCAGGTCGCTGGTTGCTTCATGGGCCGCCATTACTTACCTTTTCGAGCTTTGTTCCTCTTACGGGTCGCCGCAATCATGTTCTTAGCGGAGGCCTTGCCGAGCTTCAACAGGTCCTTATTGTTCAGGCCGAGAGCGCCCTTGCCCTTCTTCGTGCGCGATGCGTCCGCCTGCCCGCGGGCCACGCGCATCTCACCCTTGGCCGCGGATTCGCGAGCCCGAGAACGTAAGCTTCGGGACGTCATTTATCGACGAAGTCCAGACTT